CACGGTGATTTTCAACACCCTGACAGACGTAAACGGAGAGGTGGAGGACATTCGTTCGCTGGCTAGTGCTCAGCCAGTTGAGGGATGGGTACGCAAGGGAACGTCGACGCCATTCTTCAAGACGAGCCAGATTAACGCCACCATAGACAATGCCGCCGGGTTGTCGCTAACAGTGTTGATGATTCCCGATGAATGATTCAGTGCATCTTAGGAATGCTAAGGCGCTCGATCAGCGCCAGAAGATGAACACCGCAGAGACAGATGCGCTGCGGCAGCGAGTTGGACATCTTGAGAGCCGTATAACTATGCTAGAGTCCGAGTTGAACACACTGCGTCAGCAACTCAGCTATGTCTTGATGGCGCGTGGCAACGGACCAACAGCGAGGAGCTGAAAATGCCAGTGACAGTAGACTGGTCAACTAAGATCATCACCGTCCCGGTGGACTTCATGACGCTTGCGTCCGGCACTCCGGGGACTGGCGACATGCAGGTTGACCCGGCTCTGTATGAGCTGGACGTCAACGCGCTGCGGCTGGCGCTCAAGGACATTGAAGACGGCGAGGGCATGCCATTCCTCGATACGCACCGGCACAACGGTGAGGTGACCATCTCTGGTGTGACGTATGCTCGCTCGTTTGAGATCATCAACGGCTATACGGTACTCTTCGACACAGGCACTTACGACCACTACACCGTTCGCTGCATCAATGCCAATCACAACATCGCTGACGTTCGACAGCCGAACAGTGTGTCACTGATCATTGGTAACTCTGCTGGCCTCATCACCGTTGCGTCTGGCAGCGGATTGAGCACAGAGCAGGCGACGATACTCGAAGAGATCTATCAGCGTCTTGGCCTACGTGCAGGCAAGCCGATTGACCAGACGCAGACGGCGATCAGTACAGATGACTTTACGCTCGCAGTCAGCGAGCCTGCGGCCGGAACTGTGAGGGTAGCAAGGCAGTGAGCGACCTCAGCCCAAGAGCAATCGCCACGTTGGGAGTTGGATTTGGTCCAACTCTGGTAGCGTATCTCGGACTGTGGCCGGTAACGACCACCGGACCGATTCTTCCGCCGCCAGCGTTCGGGCCGGGACCTGTTATCGAGGCAATCAGCAAGTCGCGCGGTCTCATTGATGATCGAGAATTGCTGGAGATCATTCCGATCATCGTGGAGGTAATCAATGGCAGACGTTAAGGAGTTGGGGGAACAGCTTGTCCAATCGGTCAAGCAGTTCATCAAGAGCGCGACTGACAAGTTGGACGGTCGCATCGACGAACAACGTGCAAGGACTGACGCTCTTGCCGCGGAGGTTGTCAAACTCAACGACAGAGTTGAGAACACCCCTCGCGGCCCAGAGGGCGAGCAGGGACCTCCCGGCGATCGAGGAGATCAAGGCGAGCAGGGTCCTGCCGGACCTGTTGGGCCGAAGGGAGAGAAGGGCGAGACCGGCGAACGCGGAGTTGAGGGGCCGATAGGACCTCAGGGGCCGCAGGGAGAGAAGGGCGACCTCGGCGACGTCGGGCCGCAGGGACCGCAGGGTCCTCAAGGCGAGAAAGGCGACTCCGGTGAGCGCGGTGAGAAGGGCGAGCAGGGAACTGCGGGACCTCAAGGACCTCAGGGGCCGATGGGACCTCAGGGACCGATGGGCGAGCGTGGTGAGCAAGGTCCGCAGGGAGAGAAGGGCGAGACCGGCGAGCGCGGAGAGAAAGGAGACCCCGGTGAGACCGGAGATCCTGGGCCGCAGGGAGAGAAGGGTGCTGACGGCGAGATGGGACCAAGAGGTCCTGTCGGTCCTCAGGGTGAGAAAGGACTCGATGGAAAGGATGCCCTCGAGATATTCATTCTTGAGCAGATCGACGTTGAGCGTTCTTACCCGAGGGGGACCTTCGCGTCACACCGAGGCGGTCTAGTGCGTGCCGCTAGAAAGACGACTCCGTTGTCGGAGCGTGCCGTTCTTGAAGAGGCTGGATGGGCAGTCATCGTGGACGGGTTGGACAGGATAGAGGTGCAGCAAGAGAGTGAGCGTGAGTTCAACATCGTGATGGTGCGAACGTCTGGTAACGTCGTGATGAAGAACTTCGCCATGAACACGATGGTCTATCGTGGAGTGTTCTCTCCCGGCGACACCTATCTGGCTGGCGACACAGTGACGTATGGCGGATCGACATGGGTCGCCAAGAGAAAGACCGGTGAGCGGCCGGGAACGTCCGATGACTGGCAGCTTGCAGTCAAGCGTGGACGTGATGGCAAGGACGGCAAGGACGGCAAGGACGGTAGGAATGGAAAGGACGGCGAGAACTACTTCGGTGGTCCGTCGTCGGTGAGGTAACAGGCGATGGTAACACCGATGCTCGTTTCGCTTGAGGCGGTCAAGGCTGACCTCAACATGGATCACAACCTCAGCGATGCCGAGATCACCATTAAGATCCGGGCAGCGTCTGCGATAGTGATGAACTACTTGAAGGTTCCGCACGATAACTACTCGGATTCAACTGGTAACATCCCGGTGATTGACTCTGGTGGTGAGCCCGACGTGCCGGAAGAGGTGAAGATCGCTACCATGCTGATGGTCAGAGAGCTGTACGGCGATGCGTCAAAGCAATCGCAGTGGGAGCACGGGTTCCCACCGCGAGCTGTGATGAACATCCTGTATCCGCTGCGTGACCCGGCTCTGGGGTGAGCGCCATGGACTTTAGGAAGCTGCGACACAGAGTGACTATTGAGCAGCGAAGCGTCAGCCAAGACTCTTCGGGCGACATGGTCACTACATGGTCAACCTTCGCTGCTAACGTGCCAGCGGAGGTCGCGCCGCTGTCTGTCCGTGAGTTCATTGGCAGTCAGTCGCTGCAGAGTGCCATCACAGCAAGGATCATGATCCGCTATCGTGCGGGATTGACGGCTGACATGCGCATTCTGCACAATGGGAAGATTTACAATCCGCAGGGATGGCTGCCGGATCCTGACAGCGGACTTGATTACGTGACGGCCCCCTGCACAGAAGGAACCAATCAGGGATGAGCACTTGGGCGATACTGGCAACAGGTCCCAGCATGAGTCAGGAGATAGCTGACTATGTCCGTGGGAAGACTGGAGTTATCGCAGTGTCGAACTCCTACTTGCTGGCTCCGTGGGCAGATGCTCTTGTGAGCAATGACGCAGCGTGGTGGAAAGCGCACCCGGAAGCGTTCAAGTTCAAGGGACGGAAGTTCGCCGGTGCAAAGGTGGAAGGAACAGAGTTGATAAAGAGGGATGCGCACTTCGGTGGCGGCTGCAATAGCGGATTTCAAGCTATGCGAGTGGCCAATGACGTGCTCGGTGCAACGAAGATTGTACTCCTTGGCCTCGACATGCAAGGCTCTCACTTCTTTGGCGACCACAAGCCGCCATTGAAGAACACGGTGCCTGCTCGCTTCGAGGTTCATAAGAGACAGTTTGAAAAGTGGAATGGCTGCGAGGTCATCAACTGCACTCCGGGCAGCGCCCTCAAAGCGTTTCCAATGGGCGAGCTTGAAGAGGTGATCAAGTGAAAGTGATCTGTGTACTAAGGTCGGGCGGCATCTACAACGACATGCGCTACCTTGAGCATCTGTCGGCTGGAGTAGACAAGTATCTTGGCGTTCCGCTGTGGTGCTTGTCTGACATGGATGTTCCTAATCGCATCCCGCTGAAGACGAACTGGCCGGGATGGTGGGCGAAGATGGAGCTGTTCAGGCCTGACCTTGAAGATGACTTCCTGTTCTTCGACTTGGACACGGTCATCTGTGGAGACCTGTCGGAGATCGCAGCCGTCGACAAGTTCACTGTGATCCACCACTTCTACAGAATGAACGACCCGAGGCGTGTCGGCAGCGGCATGATGTTCATCCCGCATGCGATGAAGCACACCGTCTGGAACAAGTGGATCGTCAATCCGTCTGGGCAGTTCCATAATACCCGAGGTGATCAGGACTTCATCGAGAAGGCGACGCGTGACCACCAGAAGTGGCAGGACGTTGTTCCCGGTCAAGTGGTCAGCTTCAAGCGTCACTGCCAGAACGGACTGCCGCAGAACGCTCGGGTTGTTTGCTATCATGGAATACCTAAGCCGCATGAAACAGGATGGGCGACGCACCGATGAGAACTTACATAGGAACTCCCCTTGAGGGAAAGGCCGGAGCTTCTCGAGCCTTCGTGCACGAACGCTGCCGCAGGATCCTTGAGCTGAGGAAGCTTCTTGGAGTGTCGATGTTTCCTGGCACGCTGAACGTTCAGCTTGACAAGGACTTCGACTTCGAGGCTCCTCACTTGAAGGTGTCCCTGCTAGACAAGGTGACTCCCGGCAAGCATAACTGGGATCAGCCGTGGCAGCCGCGTCCGTGCAGGATCTGGCCGATGGTGATGGACGACGGTGTCAAGTGCTGGGCGATCCGATTTGATGATAAGAAGTACAACTTCAACTTCACAGAGCTGATGTCGGATGTCCGACTTCGCGATCACATCAACGGCAGACTGAGGCTAAGACATGCAACCGAGACTGAGTAATCCGAGGACCTACTACTGGGGCGAGGCCGTCGAGGTCTACGACGAAATCCGTCGTCCCAAGGAGCGCTGGCGTTTTGACATGGCCGCAGTCGAGAAGGCTATGCAGGGCATGACTTCAGTCCTTGATCTGCCGGTCGGAACCGGAAGGTTTCTTCCCGTGTACAAGAAGGTCGGGGCTGAGCCCTATGGTGTAGACGTTTCTGAGGACATGGTGCGCAAGGCGACAGAGAACGGGTTCCCCAACTGTAAGGTCGGCGACATCATCAACATCCCGATGGAAGACCAGAGCGTCGACGCCATCGTGTGCATTCGCCTGATGATCCACCTTCAGCCTGAGGACGCTTATCCCGGGATACAAGAGTTCAAGCGCGTGGCAAAGAAGCGAATCATCATCGATGCTCGGCTGGGCTCGTCAACGACGATCCCGTATCGCGGCACTATCATGCACTCACGCAAGGATTTCTTGAGACAGTTCGACGGATGGAAGCTGAATCAGAGTATCGGTGCTGCGCACTATCCCGTCATGGCATTCGACAGAGCAGAGTAACATGGCTAATCCGTTCATCACAGTTGATCAGGCCAAGATTAATGGCTTGTCAGACCTGTTCAAGCGGCTGAAGGATCTGCCTGACAAGCTTCAGCAGCGAGCGCTGAAGGCGGCTGTGCGGAAGGGAGCCAATCTGGTTAAGAACGCTGCAATAGCGAACGCCAAGAAACTGGACGATCCGAAGACCGCTGAGATGATTGCCAAGAACGTGGCAGTGCAGTTCTCGGCGAAGCAGAGCAAGCGTCAGGGCGGAGTCGTTCTGCGCGTAGGCATCAGGGGCGGAGCTCGTCAGTATGCTGACACAAGAGAGAACCGCAGAAAGGGAAGAGTAGGAGCTGAGTACGTAGTAGGAGGCGACAAGACGAATCCTGGCGGTGACACATGGTACTGGAGGTTTCTCGAGTTTGGAACTTCGCGGCAGGGGGCGACTCCGTTCATGATCCCTGCACTGCGTAACAATCTTGGGACTGCCACTGATGCCATCGCTAAAGAGCTCGAGAAGCAGATCAACAAGCTGGCGACGGAGGGAAAGAAGTGAGCGCTCCGATCTTTCAATTGGCTGTTGCCAGTGCCGCTGTCAAGGCTGCGCTAGGAACGTCACCGACTAGGTTCTACCTGTTCGGTGAGGCTGATCAGAACACTGTGAAGCCTTATGCGGGCTGGCAGCAGATATATGGAGCTCCTGAGAATAAGCTCGCAGGAGAGCCAGGCGAGGACGTGTTGGGCATCATGGTTGATGTGTATGGCAACTCAGCAAGCGAGGTAAGACTGATTGGCGCAGCGTTGAGAGACGCTTTTGAGCCTCATGGCTATGTCATGTCATGGGGGAACGAATCGAGAGAACCTGATACGCGACTATACAGGTTTTCTTTCACAGTTGAATTCATGGTGTCGCGTTAGTTGGTAACAGTCTTAAGGAGGACTGAAAGATGAAGGCTCAGGGTACGGAACTCTACGCAATCGATCCGTCAGATGATTCGATCATCGTCATTGGCTGCATCACGTCTATCGATGGTATCGACGTGTCCGTGGAGCAGAATGAGGTGACATGCTTGCAGGATCTCGTGCGTCGCTACGAGGCTGGTCTCGGAACTCCGGGCACGGCCACGTTCGGCATCTACACGGATCCGACAGATGCTAGTCACATCCGTCTGCATCAGCTCAAGACGGCTGGCACCACGCTGAAGTGGGCAGTCGGCTGGAGCGACGCCACTGGCACGCCGCCGACCGCCGATAGCGCGGGTGACTTCGTTCTCGGCACGACTCGCTCGTGGCTGACGTTTGAGGGGTTCATGAACTCCTTCCCGTTCAGCTTCCAGCAGAACGCGTCGGTGCAGTCGAACATCGGCATCCAGGTTTCCGGTGAGCCGGTCTGGACTCCGGCGGTCTGATCGGTAACTCAACGAGAAGGATGAGCAGTAATGAGCAGCCTCAATGATCTGAAGGCAGTTGGCGCGTTCGTTGTAGATGAACTGGTGAAGAAGGACATCAAGTTCAAGCTGGACGATGAAGAGCACGAATTTCAAATCTTCGTCAGACGGCTCAGCATCGGACTGCAGGAAGAAATCTTCATGTCCGGTGGCGACAGCGATAAGAGCAGGACCGCCAAGATGATCTCAGAGGCCGTGCGGCTAGGCGAGACCGGTGAAGAGAGGATGAGCTTTCAAGACGCTTATAAGCTCCACCCGGTCATCGCCGTAGCCATGTCAAAGGCTATCGGTGAGGTCAACAGGAGTAGCGGAAGAAAAAACTGACAGCCGCCGATCGTTTCCTTTACGATCTAGCACTGGCGCTCGGCGGCATGACAGTAGGTGAGTTGAAGAGACGAATGACTTACGATGAGCTGCGTGGATGGGAACTATACGTGAAGCAGAATGGTCCGCTACATCTTGCGATACGGATAGAAGCGATAATCGCTCGCGCAGTGTCTCCTTTCCTCAAGAACGTTTCTGCAAGAAGATTCATGCAGTGGCCGGTGGAAGAGGAAAAGGAGGCAACGCCAGAAGATCTCATGGCCATCCTGAGGTCGGCAAAGGTAAAGAAGGAGCCTAAGCGTGGCAGCTAGAGGTCTCGGTACTCTTACGCTTGATCTCATCGCTCGTATCGGTGGGTTCAAGAAGGGGATGGACGAGGCAGCGAGAGTCGCAGACAATCGCGCCAAAGCCATTGAAAAGTCTTTCAAAGGACTGCAAGGTAGTCTTGCTAGGTTCGCCACGTTCATCGGAGCTGGCCTACTGGTAAGAGGCATCGTTGAGAACACGAAGACAGCTGAGGAGGCCGTCGGGCAGCTGAACGCCGTCCTCAAGTCGACTGGTGGAGCGGTCGGCTTCACGTCAGAACAGATTCAAGAGCAGGCCACCGCACTTCAGCGCGTCACAGCCTATGGAGACGAGGCGATTCTTTCTGCGCAGAATGTCATCCTAACGTTCACGCAGGTGAAGGGCGACAACTTTGAGGGCGCGACAGAAGCCGTGCTTGACATGGCTACTGCACTGAAGACAGACTTGAAGAGCGCAGCTATCCTAGTAGGCAAGGCGCTCAATGATCCTGTCAAGGG